TGATCTCATCGGTGGCTTCCGCCTCTCGGACGGTAAGACTGTCTGGCAGAACGGCCCGGTTATCGTGGCCATGGAGCGTGGTGCCATCCTGCTTCTGGACGAAGTGGATCTTGGTGATGCCAAGCTCATGTGTCTCCAGCCGATCCTCGAGGGTAAGCCCGTTTACCTGAAGAAGATCAATCGAGTGGTTACTCCGGCTCCGGGCTTCAATATCCTGGCTACGGCTAACACTAAGGGTAAGGGTTCGGACGATGGTCGCTTCATCGGCACCAACGTGATGAATGAAGCCTTCCTTGAGCGTTTCAGCATCACCTTTGAGCAGGAATATCCTTCGACCAAGACTGAGGCCAAGATCCTCAACAATGTCCTGAAGACCTCTGGCATTGAAGATAAGGACTTTGCTGACAAGCTGGTCAACTGGGCTGACATGATCCGTAAGGCGTTCTACGATGGTGCGGTCTCCGATATCATCTCCACTCGCCGTCTGGTTCATATCTGTGAAGCCTACGCCATCTTCGGTCAGGATCGTGAGAAGGCAATCAAGCTCTGTCTCAACCGCTTTGATGTGGATACCAAGACTGGCTTCTTTGATCTCTACGCCAAGCTGGACGAAAAGGTTCTTCCGAAGCAGACTGCCGACGAAACTGTTACCAAGGTTGTTCATGGAGATGAAGTGCCTTTGTGATTGACATTGGGTAATGCCTAGTGTATAATAGCAGATACTATGGTAGACAACCGCGCCATAGTGTCTGTTCCAATAAAGCGGTTATTTTATTATGGAGTTATTGAATGTCTCAGTTGTCTAAGGTTGCTAAGGTTCTCCGTCAGAATACTAAGGGTGCTGGCATCACTGTTGCCCAGATTGCCCGTCTGACTGGTGTTCCGAAGGCTAGCGTTTCCAAGCGTGTGTATGACCTACGCACTCTTGAAGGCAAGACCATCTATAGCAACTACCGTACTGTTAACGGTAAGCGCAAGATGTTTTATCGTTTTGCTGCCTAATTAAACTAACTCTCACGGGAAGGATACTATATAATAGTGTCCTTCCCCTTTTTTATTATGGAGTTACATAATGCAATTACAAGTAAAGCTTGAAGATTTGAGAAAAGCCCGCCTATTCGTGGCTACACCAATGTATGGTGGTCAATGTCATGGTATGTATGCTAAGGCTGCGTTAGACTTACAGGGCGTTTGTTCCCAGTATGGTATTGATGTTCGCTTCTCGTTCCTCTTCAACGAATCTCTTATTACTCGCGCACGAAACTATCTCGTAGATGAATTTCTACGTTCCGATTTTACGCATCTTCTCTTCATTGACTCCGACATTTGTTTTGATCCTCAAGATGTACTCGCACTAATCGCCCTGGACAAGGACGTTATCGGCGCGCCATATCCTAAGAAGTCAATCAACTGGCGTAACATTGGTCAGGCTCTATTGAAGAATCCTACCATGAACGCTGGCGAACTTGATTCGTTAACTGGCGATTATGTATTCAATCCAGTTCCTGGCACAAAGTCATTCCGTGTTACTGAACCTCTTGAGGTAATGGAAATCGGCACTGGCTATATGCTTATCAAGCGTGAAGTGTTTGATAAGTTCAAGGGTGCTTATCCTAATCTCACGTATAAGCCCGATCATGTTGGTCAGGCTCACTTTGATGGTTCTAGATATATTCATGCATACTTTGATACTGTCATTGATCGTGGTGAACCCTTTGATAAGGTTCATGACCTGATGGAAGCTGCTGCGAAGGGTGAGAATGTTGAAGCCTTAGCTAAGGAACTCCTTGACAAGGAAACAAACTCGTCGCATCGTTATCTTTCCGAAGACTACATGTTCTGTCAGTACTGGAGAAAGATTGGTGGTAGCATCTGGTTGTGTCCTTGGATGAAGACTACTCACATGGGAACTTATGCATTCGCTGGCAACATGCCTAAGATTGCTGAACTTACAGGAAATCTCTAATATGATTATTGGTGTTGTCGGCTTTATTGGTTCGGGTAAAGGCACTGTTGCTGATATCCTTGTGAATAAAAAAGACTTCACGAAAATCTCATTTGCTGATTCAGTAAAGGATGCTACAGCGGCCATCTTCGGATGGCCGCGAGCCCTTCTTGAGGGCGATACTGATGAAAGCCGAGACTTTCGTGAGACAAAGGATGAATGGTGGTCTGAAAAGACTGGCAAGTATATCACGCCTCGCAACATGCTTCAGCTTATTGGAACAGAAGCGGGTCGTGACATAATTCATCCTGATGTTTGGGTTTTGTCTGTACAACGTAAGATTGGAATGTACAAGAACGTAGTCATTCCTGATGTTCGTTTTCCTAACGAAATGAAGTTCATCCAGAGCATGGGTGGATTTGTTGTGAGAGTTAGACGTGGTGATGATCCTGAGTGGTATGAAACTGCAAAGAAAGCAAATCTTGAAGGCAATACAGATTTGATGTATGATTATCCTATCCACTATTCTGAATGGGCATGGATTGGACACGGCACTGATTATCAGTTAGATAATATTGGTGCAATCTCTATGTTGGAAGCCGATATTGAACACATGATAAAGGTCTTTACAGGCCCGAAAAACCCTGCTATACTAGCAGCCTAAACTAAATTATTGGAGATTATATTATGAAGCTTAGTGAAAACACCATGTCAGTGTTGAAGAACTTTTCGTCCATCAACTCTGGACTAGTTCTTCAAAAGGGCAAAACTCAGAAGACTATTTCTCCTGAGAAGTCCATTCTTGTGGAAGTGGAACTTGAAGATTCTCTTCCAGAACAGTTTGGCATCTATGATCTGAACCAGTTCCTCGGTAACGTTACCACTCTCGGTAATCCTGATCTGACCTTTGATGATAAGGCAGTGATGATGAATGATGGTGACATTTCGTTCAACTACTATTCGTGTTCGCCAAATCTTATCGTGTCTCCGCCCGATAAGGAACTGAAACTGAAGCAGACTGATGTTAGCTTCGCTCTCACGAACGCACTTCTGTCCAAGCTTCTCAAGCTGGCTGCAATGAACAATCTCACTCATCTTTCTGTCATCGGCAAGAATGGCGAGATCCGTTTGACTGCACATGAGAAGGCTAACGATACTTCCAATCATGCATCTTTCAAGCTGAATGATTACAACGGCGAAGACTTTATCGCATCGTTTAAGGTAGAGAACATCAAGCTTATCTCTGGCGACTATGATGTTGAAATTCAGCTTGGTGCTTTCGCCAAGTTCGTTTCTACGAGTGGTACGTTCAAGGACAAGATCAAGTATTTCATTGCACTGGAGACAAAGTAATGGCTAATATTGGACACAATCAGCAACCCTTCGTGAGCCTCAATTCTTTAAATGATGCTCAGAAGGCAGAACTTAAGAATGCTATTCGTGAAATGAACGATAGTATGACGCGAGTTGCGGCTGAGCGCGACTTTCAGAAGGACACTATCACTTCTATCAGCGATAAGACTGGCGTAAATAAGAAGATCATTCGCCGCATGGCTAAGGTCTACTTCAGGTCTAACTACGCCGAAGAGCAGGAAGAAAATCGTCAGTTTGAAGAGTTCTACGACGGCGTGATGAAGTAATGGTTGGTTACAGCTACAAGCCTTCGGATTATACTGTTGAAGCTAACAGTGTTTATTTCACTGTTAGCTCTATGCCGAAACACTCTGATTGGCAGTGTTATCTTTTTGGTGATGCAGATAAGAAGGGACCAGGTTCAGTTGTCTTTGTTCCTACCGAAGGCAATGAACCGAACTGGTTTCATCGCAAGATGCAAGAGTTGTGTTTTGGTATTCAATGGAGAAAGAGAAAGTAATGTCAGAATTTCTGTGGGTAGAAAAGTATCGTCCACAAACCGTAGCCGACTGTATTCTTCCTGATAGACTTAAGAAGCCGTTTCAGGAATATGTTGATCGTAAAGAGATACCCAATCTCATGCTCACTGGTACTGCTGGTGTGGGTAAGACCACTGTTGCAAAAGCAATGTGTGATGAGATTGGTATCAATCATCTATATATCAATGCCTCTGAAAATCGTGGTATCGATATGCTGCGAACAACCATTCGTGGTTATGCATCTACAGTCTCATTGACTGGCGGTCAGAAGGTCATTATCCTAGACGAGGCTGATTATCTTACTCCTGAAGCACAAGCAGCAATGCGTGGTGCTATCGAAGAGTTCTCACAGAATTGCACATTCATCTTCACTTGTAATTTCAAGTCCAAGTTGATTGATGCTCTTCACTCTCGTTGTTCTGTCATTGACTTTGCATTGAAGAATGATGAGAAAGCCAAAATGGCGATGCAGTTTCTAAAACGCATGGAAAATGTTCTAACACAAGAGAGTGTCGCATATGATAGAGCAGTCCTCGCGAAGATCATCGAAAAGTACTTCCCTGACTATCGCCGCACTCTTAATGAGTTACAGCGTTATAGTTCTTCTGGCAGTCTTGACGCTGGTATTGTTGCACAGCTTTCCGATGTAAGAAAGATTGGCGATCTCGTCAAACATCTAAAGGACAAGAACTTCGGTGATATGCGTAAGTGGTGCGTAGCAAATTCTGATATTGAACCTGCACGTATCTATCGGAAAATATATGATAGTCTTTATGAGTATTTTAAACCGGAAAGTATTCCGCAAGCGGTTGTAATTATTTCCAAATATCAGTATCAGGCTGCGTTTGTTGCTGATCAGGAAATTAATTTGGTTGCTTGTCTAACAGAGTTGATGGTTGACTGTGAGTTTATTTGATGATATAATATCTCCTGTAATCAAAGAGGAAGATATGACAAACGTTTCAAAGAAAATAAAGGAATTTATAAAGCATTCCTTTAACAATGTTCGATCAACTTGTCGGACTATTCCAATGCATAATGCTATTCTTGAAGAGTTCTTGAATAACTGTCCGGAATATAAAGACTATGAATGGGAACACGAATGGATTCTTAAAGAAGATGGTATTGATGGAACGTTCAAGATCGATATCGTTGGATTGAAGAACGGCAAGCCTAAGGTCTTTCTTCTTTGTAAGAGTATCAATTCGTCTTTTGCAAAGAACGCAAAGAATTATGCTGTTGGTATGATGGGCGAAATGCATCGAATTATGGATTCGGATATAATTTCTCCTGAACTGCTTCTTTTTGTTAACATCTATCCTCGCTTTGTTCCCGTGTTTGATGGCAAGGGAAAAGTGAAACATTATGATAATGTGGAGAAGAGTAAGAGCCGAGCAAAAGTTGCAAAGATCATGAAGAAGTATTTTAAGAATAAGGTCTTTGAAGTCAATATTTCCTATGACATTGAAGATGTGTATAACAAAAAGTGCAGGGATGATTTTCTAGATATCAATCCGAAGAATATTTCTAAGTTTGAGTTTGGCTATGAAGACTAATACTACCTATCTCGGCAACTGTCTTGAAGTGATGAAGACTTTTCCTGACAGCTCGGTTGATATGGTATTTTGTGATTTGCCTTATGGAACAACTCAGAATCCGTGGGACATAATTATTCCATTTGATGAGCTTTGGAAAAGTTATAATCGTGTTGTTAAGATTGATGGCGCGATTGTTCTTACCGCACAGTTTCCTTTTGATAAGGTTCTTGCTTGTTCTAATCTCAAAAACTTTCGCTATGAATGGATTTGGGAAAAGAATAAAGCAACTGGACATTTGAATGCGAAAAAGATGCCTATGAAAGCTCATGAGCATGTTCTGATTTTTTATCGAAAACTTCCTGTATATAATCCTCAAATGACTGATGGACATAAGCCTATGAATTCGGTCAAGCCGAAGAATAATTTGCCTCATCCAAAGGTCAAGAGAAATTACAATCATATTGAAAATCATCTTGGTAATCCCGGCGGTTCTACTGTTCGATTTCCAAAAGATGTTCTCAGTTTTCCTGTAATCAACAACGATGATCCTAAAAAGTTTCATCCGACTCAGAAACCTATTCCCATGATCGAATACTTCATCAATACATACACCAATGAAGGTGATGTTGTTCTGGATAATTGTATGGGTTCAGGTTCTACGTGCATCGCGGCAGAAAATCTTAATAGAAAATTTGTGGGCATAGAGATGACAGAGGAATACTATAACAAAGCTAATTCCTGGATCGAAGAGGAACGACTGGCAAGATCGATTAAAATTTCACTGGAAAATTTCTATGAGGCAACTAATGTCTCTTGATCTTTTCAAAGATATCATACCTTCTATTCATGTGACTAAGAAGGTAGTTATTACCACTGAGAACGAGCGGGACTATGTCCCGTTCGTCGTTAACCGTTCCATATCTTTCCATTTGGATATGGTGATGGCCGCTAACCAGATGAATCTGTATCCTTCCACCGACAATCTTCTTCAATACCACTATTTGCTAAATACAGTAAGAGCCTATAAGAGGCCTTTCCAGAAATGGCAAAAGCATGAGACGCAACAAAACTTGGATGCAGTGAAAGAGTATTACAATTACTCAAACGAAAAAGCCAAAGAAGCTTTGTCCATTTTGTCTGATGCTCAGATCGAACAGATCAAAAAGAATTTAAATAAAGGTGGTTTGAATGTTAGACATAAACGAATTAGTGGAGGTGACGCTACCAGATCCTGATAATTTTTTGAAGGTGCGTGAAACTTTATCGCGCATGGGCGTGGCTTCCAAAAAAGAAAAGACTCTTTATCAGTCTTGCCACATACTACATAAGCAAGGCAAGTATTACATTGTCCATTTTAAGCAACTGTTTCTGCTAGACGGAAAGCAGTCTGAATTTACCGACGATGATAGAGGTCGGCTCAATACAATAGCAAATCTATTATATGAATGGGAACTAGTCGATCTAGTAGATGAAAGTAAAAGTGCAGCACCTATAGCTCCTTTGTCCCATATCAAAATCATTTCTCATAAAGAAAAGAGCGAATGGAACCTTGTAGTTAAATACAACATAGGCAAGAAACGCAAGGAAGAATAACATGGGAATAGCTTATTATCCAACAGAAAGTCTAGAATTAAATATAGCCAGAGGCCTGGTAAAAGGCACCACTTTCATTCATAAGTTTGGGGCTGTGCCCTCAATGTCTACAAATACGACAGGAACAATTTGGGATGTTGGAGACACTCTATATCCTTGGTCAGCTTTTGCGTCAGCATCGACATTAACAATCGCCGCGAATGCAACAGAAAATGGTAAAACTGTTACAATCTATGGATTAGACGCTGACTATAACACAATCGATGAAAATGTTACCATTTCTGGCGGCGCGGCAACCACAATCAAATCATTCATTCGCGTGTATAGAGCATTCTGTTCGGCAACAAATACAAACAATATAGATATAAAAGTAAACTCAACAACAGTCGCAAGAATTACTGTTGGACTTGCACAGACACTTATGTCAGTATATACTGTGCCGGCAAATTATACCGCATACTTAAAGCAGGGAACAATGTCAGCGCAGGCCGCTGCGGATGCTACGGGTAACATGTTTGTTAGATATTTTGGACAGACTTCTTTCAGAGTAGGACATTCTTTTGAAGTTGCGGGCGCTGGCGGGCAATACACTTATAATTTTTCTACGCCTATTCCTATTCCTGAAAAATCTGATATTGATGTGAGAATTACAACAAGATCCAACAATGGCAGATACACAGCAGCTTTTGATTTGATTCTTATCAAGACAGGCCTTGCTGTAGAGCCGCTTTAATAAACCAATGACAATGGAGTATATAATGAATAGATTGAACATTTATAAGACCGATTCTAATATTGCACTACCTAAGTTTGG